ATCGCCAGCGATCTCAGCAATCTTCTCGAGCTGCTGGATGGCTCCGTCGATTCCCATCTGGAACTTTGATGCGAAGGCAGTCGAATTACCTGCCGCCGCCCTCAAAGATCCTGAGAACTGCTCGTAACCCGTCTTTATCCTGCGTGAGGTGTTGTCGTTGAAGCTTCCGAACTTGTCCCTCACCTTCTCGAAGGCGGCCAGCAGCTCGTACTGTTTCTTCGCGAGCTCGGCTGCTTTCTCGATGATGCTGTTGTAAGCTGTCCTTAAGAACCCAAACGCGGCTGAGAGTGGGTTGGTGATGATGTCGGTCAGCGATTCGAAGTTGACGCCTAGCAGCTGAAGGGCGTCCATCAGGGGTTGGGTAAACTTCTTCCACTTCTCCGCGATGTCGGTCTTGAACTTCTTCATGCTGTTGACAAACTTCGAGAACATCCCTTCGGACTCCTCGGCACTTGCACCAGCTGCCTCAATCGCGCTGCTCATATCACCGGTCGCAGTCGTCGCCTCTTCCGCGGATGAGGCAAGCTCGCTGTAGGCGCCGGATTGACCGCCGATGCGTTGCTCAAGAGCAGCCAGCTTCTCGAGCTGCTGCGTGAGCAGGCGGTTCATGGACTCCATGAGCTCTACCTGACGTGATAGCTGATTCGGATCCACTCAGTTCCTGCGCTCCGTGATCTAACTATTCAGGCAATAAATTTTTCAGAGACGCCAAGGAATACCAAACGCACGCTTGAAATCTGCTGCCGCACGATGCTTCTCGTCGGTCATCACCGCGATGGTATCAAGGGTCGACCTCTCGTCGCAGAGAGCCTCGTAAAGTCTCCTTGAGGCGAGGGTGGCCCTCCTGATAACCTTCATCTGCTCCTGATCACCCGAGAGCTTGGGCATATCACCGCCCTCGAGGATGTAACGTCCCATCTCACCGACAACTTCAGCCAGCAGCTTCTCCTGATTTTTCGCCATATTACGCTCCAGACGTTAAGTATTACGTGAATCGACGAAGCCGCGCAGGTGTATCACCCCTTTGCATCCCCATCATAGCACGCGTCTGAGCGTCGTTCTGATGGGCGGCCCGCGTGGGGGTGTTCTCTCGTTCGCTGTTCCTCGAGAGCTCCTTGTTCAGCCTGGTGATGAACCACTCACGATACCGTATCGGTATGTTGTAGCACTCCCAGTAGCTGAATCCCATGTAGTACATGAGCAGGAAGCTCTGCTCCAGGTAGATCTCACGATCCTCAGGCGTCAGGCCAAAAAAAGCTGGCACCCAGCGGTACGCGCACCTCACTCACCTCATTGCAGGCGGGACAATCGTACTCTCCCTTCATATCGATACCCGGTTCCTGGGCGTCGATGTACTTGCGCAATGCCATGGAGTCCCTCGCGGGCATGCTCCGGATGAAACCGTTGACAGCGGATCGATCGGTCTTTCCGTCCACGGAGACGATCGCGTACTGCAGGCGGGTCGTCACGTTGTTGTCAGCGAGAGCACCCTGCTTCTTCGCGCGTTCCTGGACAACCGAGATCTCCTCCTCATCACGACCGGTGAGGAACTTGAAGTGCACGGTCTTCTTGGTCATGGGAAGCTTGAACTCGAACAAGTTCTGACCCTTCGTGACGGGTTCAATCTCAAGACGCTTGATCGGCATCTCGCCGAGGTTGAACTCCTGCTTGGAGCGCTTACCGCACTTCGGGCAATCAGCCTCAACGCCGTAGTCGGCGCCGTAACCCGTGATGCGAAGGGCGATCATGACCGCGTTCCTGTCACCAGCGAGCATGTCAGGAACATAGATTCGCTTGTCAACGAGGCAACTCTTGATGAGCTCCGTGATGACAGTACCCTTCTTGATGAGGGCACGAGACGTCAGAATATCCTCCTCACGTGCGGTCATCGAACGGATGTCGACCGTCTCCTTGCCATTAAGCGGAGACTCCGCCGGATACGCGGTGCCGTTCGAAGGAAGCGGTACCGACTCGACTGGAATCTCGAAACCGAAATCATCGCGCATGACATCCTTCGTCTGGATGCCTGCCGGAACCGCTCCCCCGAAGAGAGCGCTACGATCTGTCTCACCTGCCACGTTATTCACTCCTAAAATCTGCTATAGCAATTCTCAGCAGATCTAGGGGCAAGTAAAAAAATCACGGATCAAAGTTGAGGGACGGATGCTCATCACCGTGGCATCGATGGCAGAGAACCTCAGCAGGTGGCGCGTGCTCAACGTGCCAGTCAATCACCCGCTCGACCCAGGCGGCCTGCTCCTCCCAGCTGATCTCATCCGACGCGGGGGCGCACTGGTGGATGATCTCAGCCATCCGCGTCGCGCTGTGATGGACGTGGAGATCGTCGACCGAGCCACAACGCTCGCACCTGAATCCTGCTCGCTGCAGGGCTGGGAACTTCCAGAGCTTGTAGAGTCGCGAGCTGCCGTGGCAGAGAGTGCTGATCGTCGATGTCCCGCCCTTCCACTGCGGATGAGCCGAGCCGGTGAGTGGGACGATGATGCCGGTCTGCCAATGCCTCGTCATCATTTCTGACTTTCTCTTTCTTTCTTTATCAGAGCCGTACGCACTTTCGCATAACTTCGCGAAATCGGAATCATTTTCTTTCGTTTTACCTCGATTCCACGGATCACGACCCCATCGCTCTTCTTTGCGACGAGTTTCGAGGCTCTTAGCCAACGCAGCCTTATTATTTCCCCAATTATTCTTGACACGAGACGCGTGCCCAAGAATGTATTCCGAGAACCCCTTCTGAAGCGAGTTGAACTTTGTCGTCGTCCCACACCCACACCCACACGTGGGCTCTTGACCGCCAGGAATAAACAAGCTCACGTAGAGATCGCGCGCGGTGATTCCATGGCGTTTCTGGCAGTGAATTCGAAGTGAATCCAGGTTATCGGTCGAATAGTCTACGCAAGAAGGGCACTTAAAAGAAATCTGGTCCATGATAGTAAATATACCATGGACCAGACAACTTATCAATTCGACAAAATATTTTGTCGAATCCTCACGTCAATATTGTAGAACACAGTTGTCAAAGCGGAGATCGAGCTGGATTTCCAGGGGCTCGTCGCCGTCGTACCCAAGCTCACCGAAGTTCGCGGAGGTGATGAATGCGCCCTTGATGTCCCAGAGCTCGATGACGGTTCCGACCGGATCGATGAGCTTCAGCTGGCAATCACGCTTGTAGAAGTCAGCGTAACCTGCGCGACCGGAGACGGACTCGAAGTGGGTACGGATCCATTCCATCACCTGCTGAGCGCCGGAAGGCGCGATAGCGTCGTACATCGTAACAGAAAGACCCTCGAAGGTCGTCTTGCCGGCGATGTAGCGGCGTGAGTTGATCCAGGGAATCTCCTTCTCCTCAGTCTTCACGCTCGGGCGCTTTGTCGACTTGATGAGGTAAGCATCGATTCCTTCGATCGCGAAAACCCATCGGTTCTTCCTCTTCGGTTCGAACTTGTTGGGTAGCATGTCGTTGACTGAGAGTGTCTCGGCCATTTTGTCTCCTGTTCCTTAACTATTGTGGTTACGTTGAAATCTTAGAAACTTGCTGCGTTTCTCGCCTCGAAATCAATCGAGACAAACTCGGCCGAGCGCGTGGGCTGTAGGTAGATCTTACCACGAATCGTGTTGTTCTCGACGTCAGCCTGCGTGGTCGTGGTTGTATCGATCTGCACGCGGTAGCGTTCGACACCACGCTGAGCCTGGATCTGCTTCATGATCGGGGTCACAGCTGCATTGAAGCGAGCGATTGTCGTGGCACGATTCGGCTCGAAGAGCAGCCCGTAGGCGACTGCCTTCACTCGACGACGAACCTCGATGAGGAGACGACGGACGTTGACGCGGTCGAGAGCGCTGCCTTCAACGAGGAGAGTTCTCTGTCCGTTGACAACGATTCCCACGCCCGGAGTCGCGATGATCGGATTGATACCAGCATCGTAGACGGTATCGACGTTCTCGGCCAGGAACTTCGTGCTGAGCTCCTCCGCGGGGACGACGGCACGGATGTAACCTGCTGGAGCGTACCACGCGTGTGAGAGTCTGTCATTCTGGCCGTAAACTCCAAGAACCATGGTCGAAGCAGGCACCCTGACGGATGATGAGACACCGGTCCCAGGGTCAACGTTGACGAACATGTCCGGGAAGTAAGCTGCGCCGAAGGAGTTGTTCAGGCTTCGTGCCCTGAAGCGGGTCGTTGTGTACGCAACGTTGACGCTCGGGTACGCGCTGGATGCCAGGGATGCCGTCACGTAGTTGTTGCTGTCATCCTTGAGCTCAATGTCCATGATGTAGAGAGCGTCGAACTTTGTCTGCATCGAGCTGAGAGCGAAATCGGTGACCACCGGATGGCGGACGTCCGGGATGGCCAGCAGGCTGATGTCGGAGTATGTCTTGTTCGCCATGATGTCCACAGCCTTACGATAAGCTGCAACCGTCGGACCGTCAAGCTGACCCTGGTTGGCGTTGTCCATCTCGCGACGGATCGCCGAATCACGCATGTAGAACTTGTCAGCGTC